AAACTCCGGATCCTCGAGTTTGGCGAACAGGTCGGCATCGGTGATGGTAACATCCACCTTTTCGATGCGGGCGCCCTCTTTTATAGCCAGCCGCAGCAGGAGTATTTTACCTTCGATGTCCTGCAGCGTGGGCTCAGGATTGATGGTACCCACGGCAGCATCGAACTCGCTTATTTTTTCCATGCCGCGCTCGTGCATAAAGTTGCGGATCACGTTAAAATTGAATTTAACCGGGATCTGTGCCTCGTTTATTTCAATGAATTTAACCATTAACTTACCGTGTCTTTTGTGAGTGCGCCATCGCCGGTAAATCCCCAGCTTATGGTGCTGTTGTCCTCGGTGCCTGCGGTCATATCCAGGTTGGTAAAATAACCAGATCCGCTGTACTGCTCGTCGCCGGTGGCGCTGGTGCTGAAATATACCAGGGTAAGCGTGCGCGCATTCATGGCCGTAAAAACTTCTTCGCCCATCCAGTAGGTGGCTGTGGCAGCATCCTGCTGGTAAAGGGCGTCGCCGCTCATTTCCCAGGAGCGTTTGCCGGGGCTGTTTTTACTCCACCCGGCACTGTCTTTGCTGGTGGCGTCGTTCATGTCGTTGTTAAGGGTTAACTGTGCGTTTTGCGTGTTGGCTACCTTTTTCATGGTGCCGCTCACATCCACGTAAAAGTTTAAGTCTGTAGCGTTTATAATTCCTGTTGATGCCATAATTGTTTTGCGTTTTATGTTCGAAGTTCAAGGTTCAATGTTCTATGTTCAAAGTTTTGAGTTCTATATTTTAAGGTTCGTAACTTGCCTGGGTTATTGATCCGGTACCTTTGAGGCTTATATTGTAACTTGTGTTTTCTTCGGTGCCTGCGTTAATGCTCCAATTGGTGGGATATGCCGTGCCGGTATAATAAACATCGCCGCTTGTGCTTGTGCGAAAGGTTACCGCCACCGATGTGCGGGCAGCAATCAACGAATAAAAATCATGGGCCTCGTAGGTTGCCTGGTCGTTGCGGTACCATGCATCGGCTGTTACTTCCCAGGAGCGCATACCCGGTAAAAATTCATACCACCCGGCGCTATCTTTGGTGGTGGCTGCCATCTCGTCCATATTAACAGTAAGTGCCGCCTGCTTACATTCGGCCAGCAGGGTGCCGCCAAAGTAAAGTTTTAAATCTGTTGCGTTTATTATTCCTGAGGTTGCCATTGTTTTTTCGCTTAGTGTTTAGCGCGTAGGGCTTAGCGTTTTGTTTGCTCTGTGCCCTATGCTTTTTTTATTCCCAAATTCGTAGTCGGTAAATATCATCTACCAGGTACAGTTTGCCGTCGGGCATGTATTGCCAGTCGCGGTCGACAAATCGGATGCTCTGGATCTGTGCGCCGCTGGCAACATATGATGTATTATTAATATCTGTTTTCAATTCGTTGGCCCAGCCTATGGTTTCGGCCAGGGTGTCGTCGTTGAACATGCTTACCTGCAAATCGATGGTTTGCATGTTTTGCCCGTCCTTGGTATCGTCGGGGTTTACATTTACAATCGAAAAGATTAAATAAGGCGCGTCAATACCCTGGGGTAAATGGTCGGGGTAAACCGTTAGTTTAGCACCAATATTTTCGCTCAGGCAGTTGTATATCCATGTTTCCATCATGCGCGGCCCCCGTTTTCCCATTTGCGGCCCATGCGTTCGCGGTACCGGGCATGCACATTTTTAAATACCTTCTGCCCCGTGCCCTGGATGGCGGGTGCCACAAAAGGGTTGGCTTCAACGCCGGCGGCACTCGGGAATTTTATAAGCTGGCCGTTCACCACGCTGTATAAAAACTTGCTGCGCTCAGGGTAACGGGCCTGTGTGCCAAACTCCAGGAAATGGCCATACCATCCATCGTTTGCCCATCGTACACCCTTGCGCGGGCCTACATAAATAAGGGCCTGCTTGCGGTATTTTTTAGAGTTTACCACACCCACCGAGCGGCGCAGCTCGCCGGGTTTATGGGTTTTAATTTTGGTTACCACTTCGCCCTTTGTAAAATGGCGGTGGGCGGTGGTGCTTGTTGATTTATCACTTTTTGGGATGCGGCTTTTCATGTCGGCCACCAGGGGTTTGGCCTCGCGGCGCAGCATTTTTTTAGCCCATTTTAAATCGTCTTTGCCCAGGTTGTTAAGGGCAATGGTTAACTGATCGAAACCTTTGTACTCCACACGTACATCCTTGCCGGCTGTAAAGTCGGTGCGCAATGCTTTGTTTTTATTGAGGATGTAGGTTTTCATCAGTTTAAAATTTTATTCAATTTCGATCTCGGCGTCGTCTGAAATTGTTGTTGTTGTTTGTCCGCCGCTTGCTGCTGTTTCTTCTTCCGGGTCGGGATCTGTACACATGGTTTTAATCTTTATAGGTTCCTATTATGGTGGTGTACTTATACCTACCATCGTGCTGCACGCTTGTAATGTCGTAATACCTGCCGGCCTGGCTGGGCCAGGATGGAACAGGGATGTACTGTACCCAAAACAGGCGCATATTTTCGGTGGCCGACCCGTAATACCGCATGGTAAACTTTACATTTTGCGTTTCGCGGATCTCCTTGTTTTCGGCACCTTCGTAGGTGCTCAATATTTCGGCTGTTGCCCAGCGCGTATCGCCTTCACTGAACGAAAATGTTTTTTCGCCCATCGTGTTGGTGGCAGTTGAACGGGTGTAAAATGTTACCCGCTGGTCCATTTTTGATATGGGCTTTTCAGTAGACATGCACGCGGTATGGTTTGCATAAATCGAACACGGCACGGGGTACATAAGCGCGCTCATCGCCCCGGTTTTCGTAATAGTGAGCGCACAGCATAAACATGGCCTGCCGCAGGGGTTCGGGCACTTCGCCGGACGATGCAAAGCCGGATGTGTATATCGCTTTCACATTGGCCGGTTTGTCGTACACATCCGGCGCTGAAAAGTTTGAATTATCAAAATCGATACTGCCCGGCAGGTGGGCGGTATTTACATGGTAATCGCTTGCTGCTATTGTTTGCGCGGCATCGTCCGTATCCTGGTAATATATCCCGCTTACACTTTGCAGCGGGCTGGGCGAAAGGGTAAAAGGATCGTTGGGGAAGCCATCGAAATAGGTTTCCCACACGGTTGATAATATACTGCGGTTGGTGTAATCCTCAACCGTGGTACGTGCCGTGGTAATAAGCGAATCGATAAGATCGTCGTCGGTGGTATGTTCTACCTTAATGTAATTTTTTACTTCCGCTGAGGTGATCGGCTCGCTTATCGGTCCTGTTACTAACTTTCTTTGCATTGGGCGTTGGGCGTTTGACGTTTGGTGTTTTGCGTTTGGGCTGCTGCAGGATATCCACAATGCCCAGTTTGTAAAGTTCCTGCGCCTGGAGATCCGGCAGGCTTGCTTGTTCGCCTGCCGAATAACCTAAACGCATACTGATACCTGATTTTATGAAAACAACTTTTATCATTGTTGAGCGTTGCGCGTTTAGCGTTTGGCGTTGCGCGTTTAAGTTGTAATAACTTCGTTGCTGTATGCAAATGATTGGCCGTGGCGCAGTACCATATCCCAGTAGGTATTTATGGTAATCCGGATCATGCCCTGGGTTGCAAGGCTGTATGGGTCGACAATTAAATCGATGCCGCCCCAGTTGCCGATAAGCATATCGCGCCAGTTACCAAATATAATGGCCGAAAGGTTGCTGGCCGTTTTTGTAAGGTCGCTGGGCATTTGCGTGGTAATGGCACATGGATATCCGTTTACGGTACTATCGGTGGCCATAATAAATCCCGGAGTGGCTGATCCGATTTCAGTGGTTTTAAGTTTACCGCGCACTTTAGGATTGGTAAGGTAAGCCAGTGATCCCTTCAGAGCATCATCGCTGGCCACTTCACTTTCAAAACTTACCATATTCGACCAGGTGGGTGCTCCGCCGGATGCACCAAAATTAATGTCGTTGATGCTGTCGCCGGTTGCCGAATAAGTTAAAATTCCTTTGATGTTGGGTGCAACACCTGTGCCTTCGATCATCTTATCCTCGAGATCCTCGGTAATGGTTGTGCGCAGATCCTCACGGACGAATTGCTCTACGCTGAAACTATCTACCTGGGCCATTAACTGGCGGGATACTTCGGTATAAGCCACACACCTTTTTGGTGATAGGCTTACGGTATCAAAGGTGGGTGTGGTTTCGCCGCTGGGTCCTGTTTCGGTTGCCCATGTGCCACTGGTGAGGGTGGTGTAACGGGGGAATGTAAGGTCGCCATGCAGGTTTTCGAGGTAACGTGCGCCGAGGCGTTCAAAAACCAGCTCGGGGCGCAAACCTTCGATAAGGCTTGGCTTTTCGGTTTCTACAGCATGGCCACCTGTGGTGGTTGTGCCCACTGTCATATCGCGGAACTGGTAGTTTGCATCGCCCCTGAATGTTTTGTCCTGGTTGTTGGCCTTGCGGCGCTGCCAGATCATTTTAGGGATGCCGAGCCCTTCGATAATCAAACCGGATTTGCTGGCCTCGTTGCGGGCCTCCTGGTGCATTTCGGCCTCAAAACCGGTAAGGCCGCCCGAAATCTGATCGCGGATGGCACGTACCACACTGTATTTGGCAATTTCTTTTTCTTCGCCGGGCTGCAGTTTTTTGGTGGCGGCGTTTTCGTCCTCCAGCTGGCGGATTTCCATATCAACGGCACGCTGGGTGCGCTGCTCGAGGTCTTTAACTTCTTTCGCAAAGTTGTTAAAGTTTTCCTGTTCGTCGGTACTGAGGTTGCGGTCCTCTTTTTCAGATGTTTTGATAATGGCGTCCATTTTTTCTAAAACGCCTTTACGCTTTTCCTGTAATTCAATCGATTTACGTTTCATCGTTGTTATTGTTAATTAATATTAAAGGCGTTTTAGCCTGTTTTTAAATTTCTGTAATTGGTCGGTGCCTTTTTGCCAGCTGCTAAAATTTCGTTTTGCCACCGTTGTATCGGGGTAAGCCGGGTATGTTACCGGCGAAACATCCAATAACTCTTTTACGCTGTTTACATGGCGGATGTTCCTTTCTTCTTCATCCTTTAACCAGGTGTCGCTGTCGACAATAAAACCGAAAGAGCTTTCTTTAATGTCGCCACGCTCGATACTTTCCAGTAGTTCGGGCCGGCTGTCGGGTGGTGTAAACTCGTAGCGCAGGCCGATGTCGTCCTCGGTGAGTTTGAGTGTGCCGCTTGAGCTGCGCGCCAGGATGATATTGGGGTCGTGGTTAAACAGCGCCCTTACATCCTGTTTTTGTTTTATGGCGTTGCGAAATGCGCCGGGTTTGATGATCTCGCGGAAACCGCCAAGATTTACGCTGAGTTTGTTAAAAACGGCAGCATATCCAATTATTTTCTTTTTCCCGTCGTCGCCCATCATTACGCGAAATTCGGCGTCCGGGTTTCCGCGGCGCTCTTTATTCGTCTTTTCCATCGTTTGTATCTTTTGTTGCCGGTGCTTCCGGCTGTGGTTTTTTATTTTCGAGCTGCTGATCTACTTTATCAGCAGGTACCATATTGAGCGGTACAAAATAGCGGTCGCCGTCCGGGATTTTATTTAAATCCTCGAGGCCGCGGATATCGTTCTGGCTCATGGCTCCGATATTGAACATGGATGTATAGAACTTTGCCCGGCTTTCGTGGTCGCCGCGCAGGAGTGCGTTTGCATTAAATTTTGTGTAGTATGGCGATTCCTTACCAAATAGCTTCCGGTTAAACTCGGTTTCCCAGCGGGTAAGCCAGGGCATCATGGTGTGGGTTACAAAATCGATCCCCTGGTGTTCGATGTTGCTGAAGGTGGCCCGCTCGAGGTCGGCAATCATGTGGGGCGGTATGCGAAATATCCTGGCAATTTCGGTTACCTGGAATTTACGGCTTTCGATAAATTGTGCCTGCTCGGGCGGTATACTGTTGGCTGTAAACTTAGTGCCATCTTCGAGGATGGCGGTTTTGTGCCTGTCGCCGGTACCTGAATAGGTTGTGGCCCAGCTGGCTTTTAAGCGTTCGTATGCATCATCCCTTAGAGCGCCGGGTACTTCCAGAACGCCACTGAGCAGGGCACCGTTTTTAAAAAATTCGTTGGCATTGTCCTGCAGGGTTAATCCCAATCCTATGGCATCCTTATGGGCGGTAATGGGTGCCTTACCCATCAGGCCATCAAAAGCAAGGGCGGGGATGTGGATCATTTCGTCGGGGAACAGCTTATCGGGAATGCCCAGTACTTTGTACCACTGCAGCCCTTTTTCGTTTACCCATATTTCGACGGTTGAGGGATCGAGTATCTCAAAATGTTTTACATTGCCTTTTGCCCGGTGTATGCGTGCAAAGGCATTGCCGTACAGGCAAAGGTGCATCTGCATGGTTTCACGAAAAGTAAATGAGCTGTACCAGGGGTGTGGCTCGCTGCTTAATAAAAAATCGATGGGATGGCCGGTGGCGATTTGTTTGTCGCCGTTGGTTTTGCGTTCGTAAACATGGAAGGGCAAAACGCCCATTGTTTCGCTGAGTATGCGGATACATGCCCACATTGCTGAAAGTCCCAGGGATGTATCGGCGCTCACGTTAACGCCTGAGCTTGATTTTTTGTATAGGTTGGTAACCCAGTTGTCGGGGTTTTTAAGGTTGTAGTAAGCCTGGCGGCGGGTTTCGCGTTGGGCGTTGAGTGTTGGGCGTTGCGCGTTTGGCGTTTGGCGTTTGGCGTTTTGCCTGGGTTTTTTGTATAAATCTTGTGCCCACGATAATATCATGGCGCCAAATATATAGTCATAATCTATCGTAATTGCAAGGTTTTTTTGTAGTTTTTTTGTAGTTTTTTTGTAGTGGGTTTAATTTAAAGCCTTGAGGATAAATGTAATACCGCCAATTATTTGAAAAGCCAGGCGGCCTGCCCTGAGCTGGTCCTTTACCACTTTATATGCAATGCCGGTTTGCCTGGAGTATTCGCTTATGGTAACGGGCTGGTATTTGTTGGCCAGGTAGGTTAAAATTTTCACTTCGTCGGGGTACATAATTTTACCCTGCTTACAAAGTAAGGTAAATTTTTGTACTACCTTTTCAGAATAGTCCTGTGGATCAGTTGTTTTCATGGTACATATTTTTACTTATTTGGGGTTGTTTTATATATTGTTA